GCCCATAAGTGTGGGAACGGTGTCATAGCTGGGGCTGCTCCGTTGTTGCGTGAGTGGGTGGACCTTGAGCTTGCTGAGTTGCGGCGCGTGTACCCTGACCTTAGGATTCTCAGGTACATGGACGCCAAGCCCCCCCCGCCACCTCCGAACAACATGCCCCAGTGTTGGCCTGCTGCTACGGTTGGTGCTGTTCCTGCCTTTCACGGCTCTGTTAAGTCCAAATTGCGCCCTCTTCCCTGTGCCGATGATTTCCCCCTGAAGACGGGACCTGCCACATTGGGGGTCTCTAAGGTCGATGGCAAGTGGCGCTCACCGTACTACCTCAATCGTGCCAAGATGAAGACTGAGGTTCCGGCGTTTCCGTGCGTCCAGGATCTCAATCTTCTTGTCTCAAAGATCGTCTGTGAAGGCAACAGGAATGAGGTGTCCGACCTCAAGCGCTGGCGGCGCGTGCTCTCTGTTGAGGAGGCCTTGCGTGGCATTCCGGGGTCTGTCTTACGTGCTGTTGATCTTAAGACCTCCGTCGGCTACCATTGGGTGTTGACTGGTAAGAACACTAAGCAGGCCTTGTTTTCTGACCCTGTCTTGTATGAGGAGTTCAAGCGCGACTTGGCTGTGAAGGTTGCGATGCTTCGGGCTGGCGTTCGCCCCTTGTTCCTGAATATGGATGTTCTCAAGGATGAGCGCCGGACTCTTGAGAAGGTTGCTCAGTGCTCTACTAGAGTTGTTGTTGTTGCCCCCGTTGAGTTGCTTTTCATCAATCGCATGTTCTTTGGAGGATTTGCCGCTTGGTCCCAGGAGAATAAAGGTGCTAATGGCTTGGCTATAGGCATGAATCCGTATGCCGATGAGATGAATGACCTTTGCCTACGCCTTTTCAAGGATGGGTTCAAGCAGTTCGCTGGGGACAAGAAGCGGTTCGACATGAGTCAGCACCCTGTTCTACTTGACGCTATCTTCCTTGCGATCAACGACTGGTATGGGCCATCACCGGATAACGACGTTCGGCTCATTTTGTCTCTTGAGTTCGTTCAGCCCTTCCACCTCACCTTCCCTGTGTCACTTACTCGTGAGCAGCGTGTCGACCTCCTGGCTGAGGTCGAGTCCCTTGACCCGGACCGTCCGGTCTGGTCTGTTCCCGAGGCCATGCAATTGCTCAATGCTGATCGTAACCGTGGCGTCTCTTGGGTTTACTTGGCTGCTATGGGTCACCCCAGTGGCTCCTTCCTCACCGCTCTTATCAACTCATGGTACTCCAAGCTCGAGCCCTTGATTGCTCTTCAGGTTGACCTTCAATCCTGGGAGACTGTTCTTGAGATTTGTCGCTCAGGTCGCGTTTTTAGCGCGACTCTTGGTGACGATTTCATTACCTCTGTCGCCCCTGACCTCCAGGATAAGCTCAATGCTATCACGTTCCGTGACTTTTGTGCCTCTTATGGCATGGAGGTCACTCGTGAGAACAAAGAGCCCATTACTGAGGCTTTTCCAAGGGACGATCCTGTGTTCCTCAAAC